CGATGAGGATGATCCATACAGCGATCAGTACTGATGTGGTATAGTCGAGTAGTAGCAGATCTCTCTGCGATTCCTGATTTCATAAGCTATTATGAACAGGAATTGCTGTCAGCTAAAAAAGAATGTCATGTGGGCGGCTTGGTTGAAAAAAACATAACCAACTTGCCCGGCATCACTGAACACAGATTTAATCAACTGCAAGAGATCGAAGCGGTACTGAATCTTCTCAACATACAGTTGAGAAAGATCCGTCGCAAGCACTTCCAAAAGTATCTGGAAGGATATGCCAGGGCATTGACTGCTCGAGACGCTGAAAAGTATGTGGATGGCGAAGACGAAGTAATTGACTTTGAAACACTAATCAATGAAGTGGCATTGTTACGCAACAAATTCCTGGGCATCATCAAGGCATTCGAAAGCAAGAATTTTATGCTAGGGCATGTGGTACGCCTTAGAGCCGCTGGGATGGAAGATATCCAGGTATGATCGTGTAGTTCAAATTCAAACAGAAGCCCTACTAAGTGGGGTTTTTTTATGGTTGACCCCAAATGCTTTTTAGCTTATAATAGCTTTATGAAATCAAGTGCTGTAGACCTAGCGTTTACGGAGTGTTGTTTTTATGCAACACTCAAAAAACAGTAGAATACAGTGGTTGACCCAAAATACGCCATTTGTTATAATAGTAGTATAGTAACTAAACAGGAGCAGAAAATTGAGTAAAGTCAATATTAAAAACGGAACATACCGTAACCAACCCGTAAGGGACGTAGCATTTACCCTGGTAAAAGGTTTACAAACCGGTACCCGAGGTAGTTTTGTAACAGTGGACAGTGATGGCTATTTTGGTCCAGATCATGATGTAGTCCGCGTCAAGGTAGACAGTATCGAAGATGTAGAGTTTGTAGGAGGAGACACAGCAACAGCCGTTCCAGTAGTTAAAACAGTCGCTCCAGTGGAGACTGACGACGAAGTAATGGCCCGTATCGGCGAACGCTTCGATATCTTGGATCAAATGACCAAGGCCACCATTGCTGGCGATGTTAGAGCAATGATCGTGGTTGGGCCTCCTGGAGTAGGCAAGAGTTACGGTGTAGAAAAACAACTAGAACAGTCAGGTCTTTTTGACAAGTTAGCTGGACGTAGAATCAAGTATGAAATTATCAAGGGTGCAATGACTCCAATCGGCCTGTACTGTACCTTGTACAAGAGTTCGGATCCGTGTAATGTGCTGGTATTTGATGACTGTGATAGTGTATTCCAAGATGACTTGAGCTTGAACATTCTCAAGGCGGCCCTGGATTCAGGCAAGAAGCGTAGAATCTACTGGAACAGCGATAGTGCCATGCTAAGACGTGAAGGTGTTCCTGACTGTTTTGACTTCAAGGGTGCCTGTATCTTTATCACCAACTTGCAGTTCCAGAATCTCAAAAGCAAGAAGCTACAAGACCACTTGGCGGCCTTACAGAGTCGGTGTCACTTTCTTGATCTTACTTTGAACACACAACGTGACCGTTTCTTGCGTATCAAACAGATCTTCCGCAAGGGCGACCTGTTCCAGGACTATGATTTTACACCTGAACAAGGTGAAGAGATCTTGGCATTCATGGACCAGAACAAGAATCGCCTGAGAGAAATGAGCCTGCGCATGGCACTCAAGATTGCAGACTTGACCAAGGTTAGTGCAACCAACTGGAAGGCACTTGCGGCATCAACATGTATGAACAATGCATAAACAGTAGCTCCTGGACAGTATTAATACTGTCCATTTTACACAGGCACTTAGGTGCCTGTTTTTTTAATATTAGCAAAAGGCTTCAATAAATAACTTATGAAATTATTGTTTTCAAACAATGAAGCTATTGATTTTCACATAGACGATAGTCCTTTGGGACTAATGTATCAAAAAATTTATAAGAATCTTTCAAAAGTGCCAATTCCGTGGCGACCATGGGACAATCCTTGTTACAAGGAAAATTTAACTTACTCAGAAATGGTCGATCACTTGGTGCATTATGCACAAAACTTATCAATTGATATTGATACCGCAAAATGTATCAACCGTGACCAAGACTATTTTAATAGCATACACAAAATTTACGAAGACAATTATAACGGTAATCCAGTCTGGCTAGACTTTCATGAACATATTCATTTGTGCGAGTACTATAACTATCCACCTAAGGAATTTTTGTGCATAGATTATCGAGAAAAATCTGGATTGTTAGAAAAACCCATGGATCCAATTTGGTTACTTAATACCACAACAAAAATTTGTGCTGGAGACATATACGTGCGATGGGCCGAGTTAGGCAAAACTCCTTACCACTATTGGGAAAATAACGAACCCAATGACCTGCAACGGATGTGTCAATTGGCCAAACCGTGGTTAAAACTTAGACCAAACATACATATAGCACTTAAAGATATAGATACATTGAAAGATATACAGTGTAACAACTTTGCAACCTGGTGGAAAACTTATCAAACCGGGTGGACAGCACACTGGAATATATCCAAGTGGACTATTGACGATATTTTTGGAGTCAGTGTATTCGGAAAAACAACTCAGACTGCTTTATTAAAAAAGCAATTAAAAAATAATTTGATTCCAACCAAGATTACCCTGTAATGACCTGGCCAGTAATTATTAAAGATGGACCCGACAGAAATCAAACTTTAGCAACCATAAAGTTTGACACGTTTGGTAACAACACCAACCAGCAAATTTTTATTTGCAAAGAGTGGACAGAAGGATTTACCTGGGTCAAACAACAAGGCCACACTCAGGCTCTTTTTGTCAAAAGCGGAACCATAATCACTGATTGGGTACAATGGAAACAACTAGTTGATCAGTATCCACACTATGGTTTGATTGCTCATTTAATTTGGCACCCAGAGCAACTGTTATATCTTGACGACCAATGTTGGTTCATGAATATCAACAATTTTGAAGTTGATGATTTTACACTTACAAAAGTTAATCATCCCTTACCGGTAAGAAGTGACCAGAATTTGCACGACGATTACACACCATTGTGGGTTAGGCCGAGCGTGAATCAAACTGAATATCTTGTTACTAATTTTGGGCAAGGATTGATAGCTCGTCAATTACAAAATAATCGACCTATTGTAAATTGGAATAATTCTGCTAGAGATTTGAAATCATACCTCTTCAACAGACCACTAGACTTATCTAAATTTCAAGACTACAAAGATATTGCTGAAAATCAATTATGGATTTTCAATAATGAGCCTATTGTAGTGGTCAAAAAAGCTAACATAGTGTCACCAGGGTCAGGATTGTCTTGGATACTAAACTGTTTAGATCCTGCCACAACTGAAATACAAATAGTCGATATAAGCAACATACAGATTAAATTTTGCCAGGCGTTGTGGAATACGTGGACAGGTGTTGACTATGGAAATTTTGTTTGGAATTTTATTGAAGAAAATAAACTTGTACATTATGAATTAGACAACCCTGATTTAACTCCATTGGAGAGACTAAAGTTAAAAGGAAAAACAAAATTTATAGAATATGTCAATGATAGATTTAACACCATTGTCGATAAAAATTTTGAAGCCCAGTGGTTGATAGCAAAACAAACAAAACAAGTTAATTTTTGTAATGATAATTTAATCAACTGGGTATTGGTCAATGACACCGATAAGTATGATAACATATGGTGTTCAAACATACTAGAATATAAATGGACACTTTTACATACCACTGTTGAACAGTATAACATATTTCAAGAAAAAATATGCAAAAGCAAAAAATAAGCCAGTTAATGGCTAAAAAATATATTGAATATCAATATCAATTGCCTGAATACAATTCAATGGCAGACTTTAATTGGATACAATCTTGGTCAGGACTACCATGGTTGCCGTTAACTTTATCAATCCCGCATGAATCTATTTTGGCAGAAATTAAAAATATAGAACCATTACTGTCAATACATCGTGATGACTATGGTGAGCATTTTGGGTGGAAGAGTTTTTGCATTCATGGTAAAGCATATAACGCCACTAGAGAAACTGAATACTACGCAGACCATCGCCCATACAACTGGACACAAGAAGCACAAACACTTATGCCTGCAACTGTTGACTATTTTAAAACACAATGGCCAGGCGATCAATTTGGGAGATTACGTGTTATGCTTTTAGAGCCCGGGGGGTATGTAAGCATTCATCAAGACTACACAACCCCAGGGCTAACTGCAATTAATATTGCTATAACTCAACCTATTGGTTGTAATTTTGTTATGGAGAAAAAAGGAACTGTGCCGTTTGCTCCAGGTACAGCTTTTTGGTTGGATATTTCCAATAATCATACCGTTTTTAATAATAGTGATCAAAATCGTTGGCATATTATTGTCCATCAAAATATTAAAAATCTAAAATTTCAAGAAGAGGTTGTAAAATCTTACAATACAATGTATAATAATTACAATGAGAACAGCCACAATAATCATACGAGATGAAGTCAACGTCAAGATAGAAGGCTTAGAACTTGATGCTCGCCGTGCCCTAGTTAACGCATTCAAGTATGATGTTCCGGGTGCTAGATATCTTCCTGCTGTTAGACTAGGCAGGTGGGATGGCAAGGTCAGTTACTTCCAGTTAGGCGGTAGCAGTTATGTAAACCTACTGCCCGAGATCATTCCTATCTTGGAAAAGTTCAATTATGATATTGAACTGGATGACCAAAGAGAGTACAGCACCACATTTGAATTTTCTGAAGTGACAGAAAGCACATTCAGTCACATTGCCTGGGGCAAGGGTCATCCGTTAGAAGGTCAACCCATGGTCATGCGTGACTACCAAGTGGAAGTGATCAATCGCTTCCTGGCCAATCCACAATGCATACAAGAAATAGCAACCGGCGCTGGTAAAACAGTAATCACAGCTGCCTTGAGCAATGCCGTGGCACCGCATGGACGTACGATCATCATTGTTCCAAATAAAAGCCTGGTAACACAAACAGAACGAGACTACATCAACATGCAACAGGATGTGGGTGTGTTTTTTGGAGACCGCAAGGAGTGGGGTCGCCAGCATACCATCTGTACTTGGCAAAGTTTAAATGTGCTATTAAAAAACACCAAGAACAGCGTGGGCGATGTCACCATACAAGAGTTCTTGGAAGATGTAGTATGTGTCATTGTTGATGAAGTACACATGGCCAAGGCCGACGCATTAAAGACCTTGTTAACTGGTGTCATGAGCCGTGTGCCATTGCGCTGGGGACTCACAGGAACTGTGCCCAAGGAACCCTACGAATTCCAAGCACTCAAATGCAGTCTCGGCCCGGTTATCAATCAGCTCAGTGCCAGCGAACTACAGGACCGTGGTGTACTGGCACAATGCCATGTAAATGTGGTGCAGTTGGTAGACCATGCTGAGTTTACCAACTATCAAAGTGAATTAAAGTTCTTGTTAGAAGAACCCGATCGACTCAAGACCATGGCTGGATTAATAGCACAGGTCAACGCCACAGGCAATACCTTGGTGTTAGTAGACCGTGTGGCCGCAGGACATGCCTTGGCTGAACTGCTAGGCGAAGCGGCAGTATTTGTATCAGGAGCAACCAAAGCAAAGGCCAGACAGGATGAATACGATGAGATTAGCGTCAGTAGTGGTAAGATTATTATTGCTACCTATGGCATTGCTGCTGTTGGTATTAATATTCCTAGGATATTCAATCTTGTGCTTATTGAACCGGGCAAATCCTTTGTCAGGGTTATACAGTCGATCGGGCGGGGCATTCGCAAGGCCGAAGACAAAGACCACGTGGAAATCTGGGACGTGACCAGCACTTGCAAGTTTGCAAAAAGACACCTGACCAAACGCAAAGTATTTTATAAGGAAGCCAACTATCCATTCACACAAGAAAAGCTGGAATGGAAATGACAACTGTGTACTCGTTAGGGTGCAGTTTCATGAGTTCAGACACTCGTTGGCCTGAGCAACCCAGTTTCCTAGATCAGTATGCTGACTATCGTGGGTGGCAACATGTGAGTCTAGCCAGACCTGGAGCCACCAACTTGTGCATACATCTGCAGATAGAACGTGCCATACAGGATCATGCCGATTATGTCATAATAGGTGCAACCAGCAGTGACCGTATTGACGTCGCAGGCAACGCCTACAGTCAAAACTTGCCCATTAGATTAGATCTGATACACTATGCCAACTATCATGCTGCCAGCGAACAGTGGGTCGATCACACACAGGCCTGTATCATAAGTGATACACTCAACAACGTAATCGAGCACAGCTATACGGATTTAGATGTTACAACAAAAAACACCGTCAAGCAATACCTACGTGATGTACACAACTTTGATATAGAAGATCGACGAAACTACTACATCATTCGGGACGGACTACGCGAACTTGAGCGGGCTGGCATTCCGTATTTGTTCATTCCAGGCCCGTTGTTTTATTTTGATTGGTCAGGATTCTCAGTCTGGCAAGGCACACAACCCTGGGACATGCCCGACGGAGTTGGAACCAGAATAATCAATCATAATCCACCCAGCGCACACAAGAAGTTTTTTGATCTTGTTGTGCAACAAACAGCCGAATGGGCTTGACTTTTACCTTTAATTACTATAATATACAACTATGCGGATCCTTACCTTAGACAACAATACAGCATTTGATCTTGACCATCTTCCAGAAGAAGTAGATGATATGAGATTTGCCATCCTGGACAATTCAAACCCACAAGATCCAGACTATCATTACATACCCTTGATCTTTCTGGAGAGTTTTACTGCGCCAGCTTTGGTATTGAGAATAGGTAACAACAAGATACGCATGCCTGTAGACTGGCAGATCTTGATTGGAGAACCCGATCTGGGCGATCTCGAAGTGTTGCCACTCACTGCAATCAATGATCGAGGATTCAAGGCATTCCAGTTCAATCCACTTACCAGCTTCCGTCCTAGCTTTTTGGATATTGAAATTGTGGATGTGTATCAAGAGATGTCCTGGTATGCTCCTAAATTAAAAAATGGACAGATGTTGTGTGTGCCAGTCACCGAAGGAGATCGACCTGACTGTGTGTATTTTGTCAAAGACATCAGTCGTAACTGTGAAATTGTAGATTATAACAAGGCTTGGTAATATGGGTACCCTTACACCCGGAGCAACATACATATACGAACGCAATGGTGATATTGTGTATGCCAGAGAGTTGGGAGCAGATCCCAGCACAAGAAAAGAGATAGGTTGGGATTATGATCCTAGCAATCCCGACCATCTTGAACGTCAAGAACGACTGAATTCTCTTAGAGATGACCAGTTATGGCACAAAATTAGGCTAGCGGCACGGAACAATGTCACACTACAAGATGCATTGGATCGTGTGATAGAACTATATCATTTGAGCAAAGACGATGGACAAACTTAGTATAGGCAATGAAATGGCACAGTTTGATTCAAAGAATCGACAGTTCTTTGATGAGCTCTCTGATGAAGAACGCAAAAAGTTCAGCCCATTTCTCATGATACGCTACGGCAGTTCAGTATCGGGCAATCGAGACCTGCAGGAGTTTTACTTGATTGCTACAAACGAACGCCTGAACAAAAAGTTCTTTGCTGTGAATACCGCCCAGCATAAAAAACTACAGTGGTTGATGGCCACCACAGTAAGTCCAGGACTGGGTAACTTTAGACACAACTGGATCGCACCTAAAAAGAAAGAACCCGGTGCAGGCAGCATGCGTAAACAGTTGATGGAACTGTTTCCACACTTGAAAGATGACGAAATAGATCTATTGTCGCAGATAACTACTAAAAAAGAACTTGACGCACACTTACGAGAACTCGGCCAGGACAAATCAAAATAGCATGAAGTATACCTGTCAGTACTGCAAGAAAGACTTTGTGAAAGAAGCAAGCCTGTCAGTACATAGTTGCGAACCACGTCGTCGTAGGCAAGAGCAAAATGAAGCTGGAGTGAGATTGGGATTCCAGGCCTATATCAAGTTCTATGAACTCACACAAGGATCTGCACGTCTTAAAACATTTGATAACTTTGCTGACAGTCCGTATTACCGAGCATTTGTGCGGTTTGGAAGATATTGTGTAGATATCCGTGCCGTCAATCCGGCCAGATTTGTTGAATGGGTACTCAAACAAAACAAAAAAATTGATCATTGGTGTCGAGACACTGTGTACACTGAATACTTGATTGCATATTTACAAGTGGAAAATGTCAATGACGCTCTAGCTCGTGCCATGGAGTTTGGCCTAGACTGGAATGAGAAGACTGGCAACCCACCTGAACATTGTTTACGTTATGGCAATACCAACAGCATGGTGTATGCTGTCACAACTGGTCGAGTCAGTCCATGGGTGATCTACAACAGTGATTCAGGACAGAAATTCCTAAGCGAACTAGATGCCAGCCAAGTGGCCATGGTATGGCCCTACATTGATGCAGACATATGGCAAAAGAAATTTAAGGACTATCCAGCAGACCAAGAGTATGCTAGAGATATATTACAAAAGGCAGGTTGGTAATGAGCGCAGATATTGATTTGGACTTTGCTGACAGAGACACAGTACTACGACTCGTAAAGGCTACT